GTGATAAACGCCCGCCACCACGGTAAGCCCGCTGGATATGATCCCGCTATTGGCCGAATCATCGTCGGTACGGATAACCGGAATGAGGCCCGCGCCGACGGTTGTGTAGAAGCCGAACATCGCGTAAATCAGCAGTTCGCTTGCTACGAGTATCCTTCCCGCGCCCGGAGTCAGGTTGTCGTTCATCAGCCCGAAGATTATCTCCGAGCCGATTGTCGGAGCCACGCTCACGGCCATCCGGCACTCGAAAATCGGACCCTTGTCCAGGTTGAAAGCCTTGTCATCCTTGCCGTAAACCCCGTTCTCATCCGTCGCGCCCGCCACATTCTGCGTGAGCGTCAGCGCGCTTACGGCCTGCGCCGTCGAGCCAGCGCCGACATTGATGACCGTCCAGATATCGGTATCGGTGACGGTGCCGAGAAAGTCGTCATACAGACTGAGCGGTGACAACGGAAGGACGGTTTCGTAGGTGCTGCTGTCGAAAAAGGCCAGTTGGCCGTTTTGCCATTTGCTTCGCGTAGAACCCATGATCCTCTCCTATCTCGTCGCCTGCCACATTTTGATGTAATCGACGTAGATGTCGCCCAATCCGGCATCCGCCCCGTTTTTCTGCACCATGACGATCGGCTGCACCATGACGGCTGCGCCCTGGCTCATGTTGAAAGTAGTTCCCGTCGCCACGCCTGCGCCGTCGATGTAAAATTTCACATCCGCCACATTGGTAAAATCGATGCGGTAGACGTGATAGACGTCCAGATCCACCGTCGTCGCGCTCGTAATGATGCCGCTCGGATTTGCGGAGTCGTCCGTGCGAATGGCGGCCGTCAGCCCTGCGCCTAGAGTGGCGTAGAAGCCGAAGGCGGCGTAAATGGCCGTTTCATCGGCGTTCAGTATGCGGTTGCTGCCGTTTGAATAATTATCGTTCTGCACGCCGATCATCACTTCACCGCCGATCGTCGGCGCGACGTGGACCGCCATGCGGCACTCGAAGATGCAGCCCTTGTCCAGATTCCACGCCTTGTCGTCCTTGGCGTAGATGCCGGCCTCTTCGGTTTCACCCGTCACGTGCAAGTGATAGGTGAGGGCGCTTGCGGCGATCGCTTTCGTTGAATCGCCCACTTCGACCTCGGTCCACAGATCGGTGTTGACCACGGTGCCGAGGAAATCGTCTTTCAGATAGGCCGGAGCCAGGGGCAGGACCGTTTCGTGCGTGGCGTTATCGTAGAAAGCGAGCTGATTAGCGCGCCATTTTGCTCTTGTGCTTCCCATGTTAATCTCCTTTCACCAAATAAAAAGGGCTCCCGAAAGAGAGCCCCTATTTATTCAGTGCCGCCCCAAAGGCGGATGTTAAGCCAACAGGTGAAGGATTATTCACCCGCCGGCATTTGTTTAGTTGTCAAGCACCGTGCGGTTTGCAGGCCCCGAGTAGCGCGAGCCGCTCAAAATGGCGATCACGCAACCGAGATTTGCGGCCGCTGCACCCGTGATTTGTACGTAGATCCACTCATATCCAGCCGACAACTGGTCGGCGTCGATGGATGCGACATACATGATATTGTCAGTTTCCGACAGTGCAATTCCGGTCGAAGTAACGGCCGTGGCAGCTCCCAGCACGTCGGCGTTGGCCGCCGCTCCCGTAGTCTCGCAGGCATAGTACGCGTAGGCGATAGCCACGGCCCCGGCTGCGTCCTTGCCCGTACATTCGCTGATAACGAGATTCGTCAGGGCTCCGGCTGTCGCGCCTATCACCACGACGATATCGACGTGCGCGTAATCGCGCATGCAGAAAGTCTCGCCGTTTTCCCCACCTGTGCAATCTATCGGGTAAATGACGGGCACCACGTGCCCATATTCTCCAAGTTTAAATCCAGACATGCCATTTCTCCTTTCACCAAAAACAAAGGGGCTTCCGAAGAAGCCCCCGTTTCAGTGCCGCGCCCGACGCGGATGGTTAAGCCTGCCGCGAAGGATTGTTCACGGCAAACTGGTTTAGGTCAATACGGTAGGCGATCCGTAAACTGCGTGCCTCGCTCCCGACAAAATCGCAACGGCGCTTATCAGATTCGCCCCGCCCGCAGCACTGATTTGCAGCCGGAGGAAACTGTAGCCATTAGTAAACTGGCTGGAGTCGAACTCGATAACGTAGAAGATATCGTTGACTCCGGCCGGCGCCATATCGATACCGGTGGCCGCGACAGCGGTCGTCGGCCCGGCGTCCAGAACATCCCCGGAAGCCGTTTCTTCGGCATAGTAGTAGAAGGCTACTTCCGGATGGTTTGTGAATGCCGAGGTATCGCTTTCTTCAAGCGTGGCGAATCCGCCATCGGCATCACTCGCGCCTACCTGAATGATGATCGATGCGTGGGCGTAATTTTCCATGTTGATTACGGCACCAGTCTTCGCATCATCCGAGTCGATAGGCGGAAGAACGTTCACAATGTGGCACTGTTCGGAAATGTTAATTCCCAACATAGTTCACGTCCTCCTATGCTCTAGCCGCGAGCGTTACGAAGGGCGAGGTTGCCGCACTTCCATCCTTCGGAGTGAGTGTCGTGTTCCACGCCGGCTGCCCGTCGCATCTGTAAACTGCGCGGAAGCAGGTTTGATCGGTCGTGAATGATAGATGTATGCTGCTGGCGAATTGAGGTCCGCCCTTTTCGATCAGGATGTACTGTGAAAGATCGGCCAAAAGGATATCTCCCAAATCGCCGAGCTTGGCGCAGCACTCAATAGCGTAAATCGGACGGCCCATGAGCGAACCATAGGGAGCCCCGGCAAGACCGCTTGGAGGCATCCACATGGGAGTTCCGCCCACGCCCACCGTCACGCCCATTGTCATCAACTGCGGCAGCACCGACTGAGAAATCAGCCACACCGCATTGGGCATCGACCTGGCATACAGATTTGCCCACATTTTGATGACGTTTTCGGCTACCACCGTGTCAGCAAGCTGTCCGCCTTCGATCGCCACGGTTACCAGGGCCGGGGATTTCATGATTCCCAGCGGCTGGCCCGCGCCCGTGCCATTGATGATCACGTCCTCCAGTTCTAGATCCAACGCTTCGGAAAAGCCGTCGCTGGCCACCGCGGACAGCGCCGTGGCGTCCTGCAGCAGCTCGTCGGTCGCGTACCACAGGCCGGCTACTTTCTTCAGCGTCAATTCCATCTGCCGGAATTGCGGAAGAGTAGGAGACTTGGTGCCGCCTTCGGCCAGCCAGTACATGATAATTCCGCCCCACACCGATGAAGCGCGGCTGGATTCGGCTACGGCATTCAATTTGATTCCGTTGGCATTGGCGCCGACGGGGATCCTGCGAACGCGGGAAACCACGGGGCTGGCTTCGTAAACGCGCCGGATGAGTTCAGACGAGAAGTCCGTCTGAACCAGAAATCCGCCGTCGGACGGGAATGTTTCGCTCATTCCGGTGATGGCGCGATTTAACCGTCGATCTACAATTCCGCCGGATTGCGAAGCGCGCGCGATAGCGAGCATCTGATCGCCTAGGGTATCGAAGCGCAACTCCTTCGCAGGCAGGCCGGGGTATTTCCGCTGTTCCATATCCCGAGAATCCACGCTCGGCAAGATAGGATCGCGCCGCGATTCACCGATTTTCCCGCGAATGTTGATTTCTTCCTTTTCAAGGTCGAGTTCGGCACTATAGGTAGTGACGTCGTCCATCAATGCCTTGTATTGCGTTCTCTCTTCCTCGTTCATGTGGCGCTGTTCGCCGATGGCCTTGTTCTTCAAGGCCTCCAGTTCGGACATGCGCGTATCAATGAGCCTGGTAAGCTCAATGATTCGATCTGGTAATTTTCCTGACATATCGTTTTTCTCCAATAAAAAAGCCGCTCAACTGGCGGCTCTTTTTGAATAAAATTGCACTCGTTTAATTTATGGTTTCAGGACTTTTTCCTTCATATCCTCAAACCGTTTGAACAATTCATCATCCGATAGCCGGACCTCCTCCACCTGCAGATGCTCCGCAACGGACTCCACTACCAGACGCCCGGTGTCCTCGTAGACGTATGCTATTTCCTTCTCGCCGGCAAACATGCGCACATACACATCCGTCTGCTGATAGGCCGGGTAAGTTACGGGAGAGACGTCGAAAAGCGGCTTGACCTTCAATATCGTCCTCAGCGTGCCTTTTCCTTCCGTGCGCTTTTCGTTTCTCTCTTCCTCTATGTTGAAACCAAAACTCGATTTATGGATGATTCCCTGCCTGATTAGGCTTTTCACCCTCTGCGCCGTGTCGATTTCGGGAATCGGATAGATTTCGTATTTCAACCCGTGCTCGTCCTCGCCGAGGTGCAGCGTCTGGCTGCGCGTGCTGGCGAAGGCAAGACTGGGGTCATGGTTAAGCAGCGCGTAGATGTCGTCGCCGGATTCGATCACGTCGCGGAAGGCTCCGGGCGCAACCTGCTCGTAGAAATCGCCCCACAGGTGCGTCGGCTGGTTGAATACGGCCGCATAACCAACGATTTTCGGCATTTTGGGCTCACCGAAATCCATGCGCATCTCGCACTCAATGACGATGCGCCGCTGCCTCTTCGGGCCTTCCGGCTTGTGCTCCTCTTTGTATCGCTCCACCTTTTCGGCCAATACGGGATCGGTTATTTCCGGCATCGCTTTTACCTCATTTCCTTTTGCTATGCGCCGCCCTTGATGAGAATCAATTTCCGGATCATAAGCGCGGCTCTTTCCTTTTCCTCTTCAGATATAGGTTCTTGGAGTCCCGGTATCTTCTCCATCTGATCCGCGGGGATCATATTCATCGGAACCAGATATTTTTGGCCCTGCCCATCGGGCAAAGGATTCATATTTTCCAGCGTCCTGATTTCGTCCGCATTCAACCATCCCCACTGCCGCCCGGTCGCGTATGCCTGATAACGGCTGGCGATATCGCCGCGCATCAACCCGTCGATCAGATGCTCGCAGAAATACTCACTGGAATTACCCAAAAGACGCTGATTCATGGCCTGTTCCCAACGTACACACCACGGGCGGATCGTGTCGATCACGTAGCTAATGCTCTGCTGCTCAATGTTCGAGAAAGTAGCGCGCTCTAAATCCATGATCTTGTGAGGCGGCACGCGGAATATGGCGCAGATTTCAGTGCGTGAGAATTTCCGCGAATCAATAAACTCGGCCTCTTCGGGCGTCATGCTGATGGTTTTCGGCTCCATGCCTTCCCAAAAAACACCGATCTTCTGGCCAGTTGGACCACCGTATTCCTTGCGAATGGCATCCCGAAATGCCTTGCGGCCTTCTTCTGTGGGAGCTTTCGGAGCTGGATGTATGAATGCCAACTGCAGACGGCCGCCAGATTTCAAGTTATTTCCCTGAAATTCCTGTCCGGCTAAACCCACTCCGATAGCTTCCATCTGGTAGGCGATAGGGCTGTATCCGACTAATCCGTTGAATCCGAGGCCCGGTACATGGAGAATGTCCTCTTTGCGGAATATTTTCTTGCCGCCGTCCGTCAGCGAGTATTCGTATTCCAGTTCGTTATTTTCGTCACGGTCGATGGTCATTCGGGCTGGATCCAGCGGCCATAGGCCGACAACCTGCCCGCGCAGATTGCGCTGGATCTCGGCATAAGCGTTTCCGTAAGTCAAAACATGCGCCTCCAGAGCTTCTCGGAAGCTCATCGCCGACATCTCAGGATTCGGAGCATCGTGTAGAATTCGATATAGCGGGTGATCGATGGCGCGCTCTTTACCGTTCCCGCGGCGCTGGTAAACGAACAGCGGCAGGCTGGCAAGGTCTTCCGAGATCACTTTCACGCAGGCCCACACGGCGCTGTATCGCATGGCTTTGTCTTCGTCGACTTCGACGCCGGAGCTGGCGGTGTAGGACGGTGCGGT